CACCAATTGTCAATCCTAAAACTGACAATAAAATACCATGTACTGGACTAACAAGTAGTGCAAATATACAAAATAAAATATAATACCATCTACATTTGTAAGTTACTTCATCAATATCCTTTCTGTAAACAAATTGTAAAAATGTTATAAATCTATCATTCTGTAGCCATTTCAACGGCAAGAAACAAATCCAATCCCATTTGTCCAAGAATTGATTTGTCCTCTTGTATAATTCCGCTGTAGGCATTTGCGCTAACGTTGCATTAAAACGCGCCTGTGTTTCATTCACTACGTCACGTACATGTTTCTTGGCTTGTCTAAAATGCTGCCATGCTTCAAATCCATATTGTTCTGATAAGTGGTCAGGACAAAAATGTTTCAAATGACAACATCCAGGATGCTGACAACGCTGTAATGTCTGTTTGTCAGCCTTCCTATCCAACAAAGCCTGCTGATTTTTCCTATGTTCATGAAAGTACTCAATCGCACATTGTATCGCTTCAATAGCAGAAACATTTTCCATCACTTTACCTCTCCATGTGATTGGGAGATATCCAGCTGCTGTTCTTAATGCTGGTGGTCTAACTGCTTATTCAATTGTAATTTCCCAAATATCATCTATTAAAGGTGGTTCGTACACTCCATCATGTGTATAATGTTCTCGTATTTTCGAACTATCCACACCACAAGGGACACCTTCCTTAAATCGTTGAAATTTTTCTTTACATTTGACAGTCATAACCAAGTCCATTCTGCGTTGAATAGAATATGGACACTGTGAATACGACCTTGCATCTAAATCCTTAACGTTAGTAGTTACAAGAACAATCTCTGGTTCGACCCAGCATTGTCCTTTACCTTCCAACTCTGCCTTATTTGCATAATACGTCTGGTTGTTACACATGTCAATAATCATTCGTGTCGGTGGTCTCTGCACAAATTCCGATTTCTCATTTGCCATATCATCTAAAATCGCTACTGTCTTAGTCGTTTTCCAACTAGACATGTATTGATCTCCTGCATTTATAGTCGCCCAAAACTCTCTGTCAGTACTGTGACCAACACTAGTTAAAAGGGACTCAATTAGTTGTTCTCCAAATGTAGTCTTACCTTGACTACTATCGCCAAATAATTCGACAGCGAATGGAGCTTTCCTAATTCCTGCAGCCATTTTCATGTTAGTATGTTCATTTTTAATTGTTTTCAATTTCAATATCTTATCACTAACTAACTTTTTATCAATACCGCTCAATGACGGCAGCAAATGAGACAACTTTAATAATAAACGTTCTAGTTTATCCAAGAATTCTTGTTCAGGGATTCCTAAAAACTTTTCCAAGTTGCCGTTCTGTACAAGAGTCCACATGGTAATTACGTCACTATATTCATCATCTAACTCCAACGCTGCAAAGTCATCCATCATTAATGGTTTTAACGATCCTGTCTTAAAGCACAAATAAGCACCTTCTGCAAAATACGTAATTGTACCAAATAATGCTTCAGCCAAATCATACGCTGTCATGTGTTGCTTAATCATTTTCTCATCAAATAATTTAAATCCTTTAATATTGAATGGAATGCTAGCAACATCGCATAATCCTAATGTTACTAATACACAAAGTAATTTTGAAAATTGTCTAAAGACTTTATTGCCTTTAACTAAATTCCAATTACTCTGCACATTTCGCAATAATTCCAACCAACTTGGATCTTCTGTGCCATCTTGTTGTTCGAGTTCTGTGGACTTAAATAAGCCTCCAATGTATTCAATGACTTGTCCTGTGACAGACTTGTCTTTGTAAAAATCTCGTACATATAAAAATATTGCACTAGTCAAATGGTCGTATGATTTACAACTTCTTAGATTAATAAATAGAGCCATAATACCCTCTATTTTTCTAATGAGAGAATCTGATACTTCAACATTAATAGTTGTAGCTATCTCTCTAATCCTCCATGTGATCTCACTAAATTGTTCTACATAAGTCATATGATCCCAATGTTCAATACGTGCTTGGGGCTCAAATTCTTCGCGACCCACGTGGGGCTTAAAATTTGCACGCCATTTCTGGCGTTTCTTGGAATCTTTCTTCTTAATGTACCAATTTTCTTTAGATCCATCCTCATTTTTAAAGACGTTGTTACGTACTTTAGGCCTGACCCATTTGTCAGCCTTCTTGTTGTTTCCAAAAGCTTTGGAGTTTGTCATATTATTTTTATTAATATTACTCATCTTTTGGTCTATGTCAATTTAACTCTTAAAACGTTTCCTTTAATTGTAATAACTTTTTGTTCTGAAAGAGTCCTATTGCAGTTTTAGCTCCGCTATAGAATTAATACGAGCTCAGTTGATCAATTTTGAACGAGAGTCTACTGATATAACTTCTCTATAATAATCGTTACGCCTATCGGGCGAGGCCGGCTTCTCCTCCAACTGTGTGTCAGGCAACAAGGCTTACAATACTGCTTGCACCTACCTTTCCTCTTTGGACGAAGGTTACTCTCTACTCTCCGCCTACAAATAAAATACGCTATCAGTGCTGTAACTCAGTAAGTTACACCGCTAGGCTTGACAGTGGCTACTAGTACGGTACCCAGAACATGGGAACACGTCAAGTGTATTTTAAATGCCTTCGAGCATTTTCACTTCCCCGGATTACTCCGATAAGTTGCACAATTAAAATCGTGTTGCTAATTTAATTTATTGATCGCAGTGGCATTCTGCGATATTTTGCCTCTAGGGCCATGGACTTCGACTCCAACAAGAGTCTAATACCATCGTTTCGGTTTCCACAACATATAGTTGAGGTTGTTATAGGGGACCTCACCCCGGTAGAATAATAAATAAATAAATACTTAAAAGAATGTAACAATTCGAAAAGCTTGTTTCTTTCCTTGAAGGTGGGTGGGCATCGTAATGCCCATACCAGCTTCTAAACAAGGTTTAAGGGCAATAATTAATGCCAATTAATTCAGTTAAGTCTCTATACGCATAAATGCGCA